ACCAGTTTCAACAGTCTATATCCGCCTTCTAGAAGAGTTTACACCGATTTGTTAATGGTTAGAGATATTTTCGAGGATTATAATGATAAATTATTCCGGTATATTCCTGATAACATTTCTCTACCTTATAATAATATCCACATTGATGCAGATGAATGGCAGTTTGCAGATGTATATAATGAACAGGTGTCAAAGATTTTCACCAATCTCGAAACTATTAAAGACAACTACACAATAGTCAATCCCGATTTCCCTAAAAAATATATCGGATGGTTCGGAGAACGTCGTAATGTGGTTAAATGGAGATTTGACGAATCATATAAAACAGAATACCATAACTATACCTTTAAGAATCTTAAGGATTTGTGTTTCTACAATGATCATTATATACTGCTTGCAGATGGTAAGATTTCATTCCGCAGTGATGATATAAATCTAACAGAAATATTCGACATCTATCGTGTGCCTAATGCTGAAATATTCACCAATCCTAATAAGATATTGGTTCATGGTGATGTATTATACCTACTCGACACCATTCTCAAAAAAGTGTTCGTGTTCAACATAGATTTCGATAATCATGCGGTGAAGTTCTCGCATTATTGGGGCGGTGTTGGTAAGAACGATAGCCGTACTAGATTAAACAATCCAACAGATTTCAAATTAGATGTGGATGGGAATCTATATATTGTAGATAAGGACAGCGGAAATATTAAAATATACAACAAATATCTCAACTGGACTTCCTCCATAATCTTAGCAGATTATGGCATACATGCCCTACCTGTAGCAATGGATCGCCTCGGTGATAACATATATATCCTAACCGATAATAAACAGATTATTGTTCTTAATAATAAATTAGAAGTAATTAATATTTTGGAGAACATTGACGGGGATGCTCTTGTGGTACCTGATAATGAATCATATAGAATATTAACTTATACAAACAATACATTGTATATATATTATCTAAATGGTACTTCTTTAGGTAGCCAAACATTTGAAGCTGTTAAACAAATCAATGCTATAAAAATAAAGAATAAAGAAATATACATTATATGTGATGGAATCATATTGAAAATGATTGACTATCTACAAACATTCTCCGTGTTTAATAACAATTATTCAGTATCTTCATGGGATATGTCGGCGTGTGAAATAATCCCTAATGAGTTCGTGTCTGATATTGTATTCAATAATAGTTTCCTAAAAATGTCAAACAATATCTGCAATCTGAAAAATGATATAGTTGATAAATTTGTTTACAGAGTTGATGCTCTCGGTAATTTCATTACACAAACCCTCTCCCCGATAAACAATTCTGAAATTCCTACATTGACATCATTACAGCTTCTAGGAGCGAATGAAGTGGTAAGCTATGAGACAATAAACAGAAACTTCAATATTATCAGTGATAATATCAATGCGGTTCGAGAAATGATTGATGTTCGTGTCGAATGCGTTACGTCTTCTGAGATTATATGGGTATGGGATTACCATCGTATATACTCTCCACAATTCACTAGTAAATCGAAAAATCCGTTCACATGGGCAGAATTGACTAAAAACCAATCCATAATTAATCCTCTCATTAGTGGAATAACATGGGACAACATATCTTTTGTGAATCCGGGTGTTGATAACCAATTCCCTATTTGTTGGGTGTGGGAACAAATGTCCATTCAATGTATTCATCCTCTAAGATGGGATCAGATTATGCCGGGAACCCGTTACGAAAGAACATGGGAAGATTTAGAAGATAATTGTTGCCAACAGCCTAGAGAAATCTTTGATAACTGTATTGATCTTTGTTAAATAAGATTATGAATTATTTAAATAATCAATTATGTAAAATGGATGAGACGTGTCAGCATGTTATCCCTATTACATGGGGAGAAAGCATCGGAAACTCTTTATCGTCTATTGTATATAATTTCAGAAATCTTGATATACAAACCTGTAATTTAGAATTTAGTGCGCGGACTTTATGGAATCATGCATACAATTCCTTTGCACAGTTGAGCGCAGATTGGGCAGGCGCAGAACAAACAGTAGCAACTCTAAGTTCTTGTTGGCAGGATACTTATACCACTGTTTCACAATCTAGTGCATTCTGGTTAAAACCTATAACAATAGTCTATCCGTTTCCTTTTGAAAATGAAAACAATGAACAGATGAGTGCTAATATAGCCGCATGGGTGAATGAAAACTTCCCTATTCGCAACGGGGTTTGTTTCAACTTCATCGTAGGTCAAGAATTATACATATTCACCCCACAATACAGTGAAATCAATAGATTTTTATCCAAAACTGTAAATCAAGGTATCAAAACCGTAGGGGTTACATGTTTCTGTAGTTGTATTAAACGAGGAACGTATTCCTATGTTAGTTATGGAAATGTTGATTGTGGTAGCATTACTGCCACCATTGACGTGCCAGATAAATATCTAAATAGATTTGTAGGATTTAAATATATTATTGATCCTATCAGTTTAATCTGGCAGCAAGATTCTATACTTTTTAACTAAGATGTCAACTTTACTAGACCTACACGATTATAGCCCTATAGGGAATACATTAGAGGATATGAATAGAAATTTCCATCTAATGAATAACCGTATATGTGTTTTACAGGAAAGTATGAATAGATGGCAAAATTTTGCCGATTCTGTGAATAATTTAAAAACAAAACAGAATAATCAGGTTAAATTTCTCAACGTATATGCACAAAGATTTACAGATGCGGCAAATATAGTTTATAATGCTCAAGAGTTCTGGAAAGAACCTATGACTATTGTATATAGTGAAGGATTTAGTGTGGTAGGCAACTACATAGAGGCACAGAAATGGTTAGATGTTAATTTTCCAGCGGACAAATTTATTGATGGACAACAGGTTAGACTGGAGTTTTTAATTAAAACATATGATCCTAAAATAATGAATAATTATTCTATCAGTGAACTAGCATATACTTCATTAACCAGTATTGCAAATTCTTATAACCATAAAATTAAGGACATCATCGACTATATAACAGTAGATAACCAATGTAAAACCGTTATAGATGCTATAAATGCTATTTTTGTTAGAATGAAAAAGCCAGATTTTATACTGGATAGTCCTGAAAAGATTAAACTTATATCAGAGGATATAGTTTTTAATAAGGGAGTTTTTACTGCTACCCTTCTTGCAGATTTCAATATCATAGACATTCAATTAATATATTGTCTATTTGATCAATATTTTACTATTTTCTTACCAAAACTCAAAAGTCTTATCAGTATTCCTACTGATATACCTGCAAACATCATTTCACGTTTTGATAACAAACTCATATATACAAATTTCGTACATCATTTCACATTTACAAAAAATGGTAAATTTTGGAAATATGTGCCAAATATTATAAAATCTGTTCCACAAATAACCAATTGTAATTCATGTTATGATTATATTGATCTTGATAAAATTTATAAAGATAGAAATTGTCAATACCGTGCAGTATATGAATTGATAGAATGTGAATTGCCTAATGCATCATACGGAGAAACTGCAATACCATGAACTTTATAAGTGCTAACATAGATTTAGAAGATTATGCGGGTAAACATATCAATCTCGATATGGGAGGCGTGCATAGAAAATTTGCCGTTAGACCCCTCGATGATACTATGGTGTATCCATCTTCATCTATATTATTAAATAATGAATATGATATTTTAGGATTATCTACGGTCCAAGACTGCCCTTCCTGTAGTGCCACCTTTGTTATATGGGATGAAGTACAGGAACGGTTTCTAATGGTGGGAACCGCTGCTAATTTATTTGTAACTACCAGAGGATCAACCGAATCGTTAAACTACCAATGGTATCAAAACGGAGTGCCTATTGCGAGCGCAACAGAGTATCTCTACACATTGCCTCCGTTTGACCCGTCCCTACATGGAACCTCTTTTAAAGTGGGTATTACAGGTCTATGTAATACTGCATATAGTGAAAATAAAATATGGTTAGGCTCCACTCAATATTTTGCAACTGCATGTAATTTAGTGCCGGATAATTTATTTTACTTTGATGGTAAGGAAGGACTGTGGCATTATAATACCCTATATGGGGATAAAGTTACTGGCTCATGGTATAATTACACCTTTCGATATACCTTCTGGAATGGTCTATTAGCTAGGACGGATAGAGTTTGTATACCAGAAGAACCATGTATAAATATTGATTTTCCAGTAATTCCCGTAACTACCGTTCCCCCTCCAACAACCACTCCTTGTCCCTGTACCACGTATGGGTTTGATTCGGAATGTTTCCCCGAAGACGGAGAAGGTAGTTTTACATTAGATTACTGTTGTGGGAAATTCTATGACGGGGTTGTGTTATACACAGGTTCTGGTTATAGATTTGAATATAAATATGATTTTGTTAATGGAGTTATACAAAATGCGGGTAGGGGTAATAGATGCACTACCACAACCCCTGCGCCATGTACATCAGAAGAGTTTGATACATTCTGTGGCGAAAATGGTACTAGTACTTTACTATATAAATGTGATCAATACTGGTACACCGAAATACCTAAAAAAACAGAAAATTTAGTTGAAGGGACATATGCTAAAAACGGATTTAAGTATCAGTTTCAGGTAGGAGTTATAGTAGGAATAGATTTATGTCCTATATGTTTACCTGAATTTTTCTATGATGATTGTACAGCAGATGACGATTTCAACAATCTTTTCTATCAGAAAAATGATTTATATTTTTACGAATTAAGTGATTGTGAGGAGTATGATCCTACTAATCCTGCCAGTGTTCCAACTGGCTTAGTTAGTGGAGAAGTATATGTTCAGAACAATACTCAGTGGGAATTCGCTGATGGAATTAAGGGAGAACTAGAAAAATGCACTACTACTCCAGAACCTACTACCGCTCCACCATATAATTGTTGTGCATCTTGGGGTTACTCGGATTACCCGTTAGAGGAATGGGGTAGCCAATATGAATCGCGTAGCGTGTATTGTGAACCACTTGAACATTACATGGATTGTTATGTTTATGTTGAACCCACAACAACCACAACAACTACAACCCCCCCTCCATATTCCTGTGCAACTGGATCAATAGCAGTAAATTCCACAAACACTTACACCTTCTATTATGATGTCAACGGGAATATACACTTAACATATATTGCATGGCTTGGGTCAGGCCCAGCATTAATGCCTACCCCTGTATATGCGGCAGGTGGAACACCAAATACAGTTCATTCTACGGCATGTGTGGCTGGTGGAAGCAATCTATTCGTTATTTCTGGATGTTATGCGGTGGGGGCAAGTTGTACTACAACAACTACAACTCCTGCACCAACTACAACTCCTGCACCAAGCCCATCAACAGAACCTTCGGCATCAACAGAACCTTCGGCATCAACAGAACCTTCGGCATCAACAGAACCTTCGGCATCAACAGAACCTTCGGCATCAACAGAACCTTCGGCATCAACAAAACCTTCGGCATCAACAGAAC